AGGTGGATGGAATGATGATCACCATACCGACTTGGATAATTTACGCGCTATATGTAATCGGCGGGATAGCCGCACTAGTAGCGATGTTTGTTGTTTGTTCGCTCGCTTTTGTCGGATGGATCACTGAGCCGCTTCTTTCAAACCATCCGCGCCGCTCGCAAGTGGGTAAAGTGGCTGTCTGGTCAGAAGTTCGCAACAAACGTGCGCATCCTGCGCGGAGGACCTGTAGGAGAGCCTGTCAAGTAAAACCAGCCGCCTCCGGGCGGCTTTTCACTTCCTGCGCGCCCACTCCATCCATGCCACAGCGGCCGCGCGATCCTCAAACCACAGCACGCGCTCTGCGCGGTATTCCGTGACCCTGTAGCGCCCGCGGAACAGCGCCACGAAGTCGTCAAGCGTCCATCGTCTGCGCCTCGGTGGGATGTACTCGACCGCGAAGAAGTGCCGCCAGCGGCTCGGCATGGTGGCGATGAAGTGCGGCACGAGCGCGAACGCATGGCTGCGCCTGATAGCGACCGGGTACGCGCACCACGATCTGCCCCAAAACCACATCGCTACGAGCCAGCAATTCAGCAAGCGGCGAGCGTGGCGCATGGCCTCATTTTCTCGTGCCGCCAGTGATGTCCGACGACTGCAGCCAGCTAGCTGATGTTTTGCTGTCCTCGCGCCGGCGCAATGGTTGAATGCCGTGCTGAGTCTCGCAGATTCCTTCCATTCGCTCAAGACGTGCGGCGATGTTGCCGGCCATCACATCGTCACGATGCTGCGTCTGGTTGCGGATTTCGGCAATCTGCTGGCGCATCTCGTGTTCAATCGTCCCAAGCCGTGCGTCGACAGCAGACACAGCCGATGCTATCGAATCCATGCGCTTGACGACGCTGCCCCAATACCATTTGATCGCCGCAATGGCGAGGCCTGAGCCGATCGCTAGAATAGACGAGGCGATCGGCGCGGCCATGCGTATCAGTTCGATTTCCAGAGGGGTCGGAGTTGTCACGTCCATCAGGTATCCGCAGTTACCCGAACCACGCCTGTACCATCGGCGATCAGCTGCGCTCGCTTGGTCTGAGCGACGACGACGCCAGCGCCGGCCGAGGTCTTGAAGGTCGTGGTGAATGCGCCGGTGTTGTTGCAAAAGACGGTTCCTGCCCAATCATTCGGCACGATCACGGCCCGGTTGCCGGTGAGAATGCCGGTTGTGATCAGGTATCGGCAAGCGGCCTGAGCCTGCGTAAGCGTGACGTCTGCGGCAGTCACTGCAACGCTTGCTTTGCTTGTCACGTGCGGAGGTGTAACCCAGGCGCGATAGTCTGTGTAGCTGGTCACTGCCGTGGCGTTTGTGACCACGGTGTAAAGCGGGATCTGGCCCGGCGTGAATGCTGTGGTGTTCTTCGAGACAACTCCGGCCCGGGTAGATTCGACGTAATTTGTAGCGCTTGCCGTCAGCGCAACGGTGCCGTTTGCGATTACCGTCAGTGCGCCGTCGACGACCATCGGGCCGCCGTAGTATCCCCACGTCAGCAGCGTAGTGGTGGAGTTGCGCCGGCCGAACAGCGCGCCGACGGACATGGAGTTCCAGAGCTCGTTGGCGGTCGTTTCCTTGCCAGCCTGCGCCTGGACGACCAGATCAAGATTCGATGTGCTTGATGACATGCGTTTGCCTTACGAGATTGTTGCTGTTGCCGGATAGCCGCGGCCGACCACTGACGAGAGTTGGTAGACCTTGATGTAAATGGTCGCCTGGTTGCTGCCGAAGTCTGTCACCTGTTGCGCCGACGTATAGGTGCAGGATTGAGTCGCGGCGGTAATGGTGCGCTTGACGGTGGCGAAGGTGCCATCGGTGAAGATGTCGACTTCGTAAGCTTCGCTTGTCTCGCTCAAACCGGCGTCGACAAGGTCGCGCCACTCGCCGTCCATCCGACTGCGCCTGACCCACTCCAGATTCCAGTCATTGGTGGACACGGTCTTGTAGCCGCGGAAATAAACGGGGCTGAGGCATTCCAGATTGACTCCGACGTAAGCAAACGGCAGGTCGACGTCGGTGTCAATGTCGCGCCCGTAGGTAATCCCGCGATACTCGCGCGTCAGCCCGATTGAGGCAGAAGCCATGCCGATCGCGGTCACATCGGTCGTGCTCAGTGATACCAGCTTGTCGCCGATCTGGTGCGTGCTCATGGCCCACTCAGTGCCAGCACGGCCGCGGAGCATGTCGTAAAGCGTATAGGTCTTTCCGCTGACCAGCGTGCAATTCTGCACCCCGATGATTTCCCATCTGCCCGCGTCGCCATAGGCGAAGTAATTCTCCCCGTTCAGCACAGCCAGTTCCGTGACGCTAGACAGGCTGCCATTGAGCATCGTGACGCTCAGGCTGCTGGTTTTATCCCAGACGCGCGAATCGACAGCTCCGATGGTGTTGGTAGCAATGCCGACATCGCTGCCAGGCTGGTCAAATGCCTGCAGGTCATTCCATGTGGTGCCGCTGTCGTCTGTGCGGATGAGCACCCCGCCAGGCCAGCCGGCAGAGACGCCGAACATCGCCGCGAGGAAGCCGGGGTCAGCTTGCGCCGGGTGGAGATAGGGAACATCAAGCAGGACATACGACGAGGCGCCGGATGATGCGATGGTCGTCGGCCCGGTGACTACTGGCGCCACCCCGAGAGCGGCCGGCGTGTAGACGGTCTGATCGGCGTACCTCGCGCGGCATTCCAAGCGGCTGTCGCTTGTGTAGTTGATGGCCGTCAGACGAAGAAGCACATTGCCCTCCGGCGTCTCTAGCGTCACGACGTCGGCCGGCTCGAGGTGGTTGTACGTCTGCGGGAGATTGAATGCCAAGTCGTACCGCTCTAGCCAGCGCATGAACAGCAGCACCTCAGCTTTGCCAGCGGCTTCGGCTCCGGTCAAGACAATGGCGATTTCCTGCGTTTCCTCGTGCACCGAATCGGTATTGAGGCGCTCGGCGTACTGCTCGCCAACGTCAAATTCCCGATCATAGTCCAGATACTTGATGACCATCCGCCGCGGAAGTTGCGTATCCATCTCGCGGCTTGCAGTTACCTGAATTCCGGCTTCCGTTCCCTCGCCGCGTGCGTCAAGGTCTTCCTGCGGGATGGTCTGCACCGACGCGCCGCCCCTCGGAACGAAGGTCACATCGTAGCCGCTCTGCACCACGTCGAAAGGCCAGGAGGCGGCCAGTTGCGTCAGCGCGCCCCGAATGCTGCCGACACTCGCAACGGTGTATCCACGGACAATGCTGGTCAGGGCGGCGGTGTTGATGTCCCCTGACTGGAGGATGCCGGATTGCAGGCACTCCTCAGAAGTCACATCACCAAGAGTTGGGGAAGTTGACGCGATCGAGTAGGGCTTGATGGTGCGCCAACGGCCCCAGCTAGAGGATGGCTGGAAGAATACGGCACCGTTCCACACTAGCGGGCCATTGCTGAAGTTGCCGACCTTGTTAACTCGTGTCCATGTCACTCCATAGTCATCAGACCACTCATAAGCCCCGTCAGTACCGCACGCTACGAACACCTTCCCGTCATTTGCTACGATTGTTCCTTGACCACTAGCCAATGCAAAACCCGCTGGATACCACGTCCATGATAAGCCATCTGGTGATGCGTAGTTGCCTGCAGAGCCGGAGCTTATCAAGACGGCTTGCCCAGTCTGCATAGCAGAACCCCAATTCCAGTTGCTATTGCTAAGCGTCTGGCGAAGGGTCCAACTTCCTGTAACGCCAGTTTCAGACGTGTACACCTTTTCCCCTTGATTTACGGCTATCCATAGAGACCCGTTATGCAGAAGAAGATAGAAACCTGAGCTGTATGTCAGGTCTGGCGCGGTATGGCTTACCCATGACAGTCCATCATCGTTCGACAGCCACAACCGAATATCAGTGTACGAATTAGTTGTGGCAAGCATTACCTGTCCGCTGCTGTTGTGACAGATAGCGGTAGCTGAAAAACCACCTGGAACAGCAATCGTTGTCCACGTGACCCCACCATTAGTAGACCTGTACAAATTTGCAGAGGTCATCAGGATTATGGATTTTGTCGTCTGCACCATGCTGGTATACAGGTACGCACCAGCAAACGGCGGCACAGTCTCTGTCCATGTCACGAGATCAGAAGACCTAGCAATATGTGAACTAAATTGCTGAAAAACCAGATACTCAGCACCAGTCCACGCTGCGAATTTCCAGTCGCGCGCCGGCAAGGCGCCATACGTCGCTGAATAGTGCTGCTCTGTGCCGGTGCGAACGACCTCGACTTTTACCTGCGCGCCGACAAGGCTATCACCGTACTGCGCAAGCGGAAGGTCAAGGAAGACGATGTACGCCAGTCCGCGCCATGCCGGCGTGTTTGCGGCGCCAAGCGTGGCCTGAATGCGGGTATCCGGTAGCTGCGTGTCTGTCCCGAGATGGACGGTAAAGCCGGTTGCCGCGGCATTCGACGCGGCGATCGTTGCGCCGTCCGATGAGCCTGCATCGTAGAACAGCTCGCCCTTTATCCAGATGCGCTTAACGCCTGTAATCGGGCCTTTGCACAAGCCAACAGCGAATGTCGCATAATTGACGTATGTCTTCGTCTTGGTCTTGCTGCCACCCTTGCCGCCTGACTTTTTCTTGACGACGGTTTCGCGGATGGCGTTGTTTTCCAGCCAGAACAGATTCCCGACAATCGGGACCGTGCCGTAGACGCGCGGAATGACGGCGCCGTATGTGGCCGTCTGAATGGTGAGGTCGCCAAGCCGCGGCCCGGTGACTGTCGGTCCCTTCGGTGGGTCGAGAAGCCCACCCAGCATGATGCCGATCTGCGCGCCGACCTGCCAGCCAAGAGCTGGATTGAAGAAGCCAACAACGCCGCCGATCAGCCCGCCGACTGCTTGCCCTGCTGTGCTCATGCCAGCCCCTTGACCCGATAGACGCGCACGATGCGCGCCGCCCACTTGGCGCACAAGTCATGCTCGCAGCACATGCCGACAGCCTCGTATGCGTGGATAATGCCGCTTCCAGTACAGATGCCAACGTGCTGAGGCTCACCCAGGAAGCGCATCAGGAGGATGTCACCGGCTGCCCGATCGGCGATATTGAAGATGCGCCCCAGTGCCGGCTGTGCGTCTAGGGCAGCAGCAAGTTGACCTTTATTCGGCGTGGTGCCGTACCCCTTCACGTCCAGCACTTCAACGCCTGTAGCTCGCACAGCGTGGAGGGCAACCCCGGCACAGTCCATGCCGACGCCCAGGAGCCGGTCCTGGTGAGAAAACGGCGTACCGAGACACTCTCGTGCAGCGGCCACGATATCGTCGGCGGTCATGCTGCTCCACTCCTGCCGACGTGCGCATAGGTGGAGCCAGCCGGGATGTAGAGGAAGCCTCCGAAGTTCAGCACGTTGCTACCACCGACACGGCTCTGGCAGTCGATAAGGCGCTTCCGGCAGCCGCGCAGCATAGTGTAGCTGTCGCCGACCGATGGCAGGTAATAGGCGCCGTCAAAGGTCGTGATCGTGCCGTCAGCGGCGTGCGCTTTGATCTCAAGCGGCTTCAGGCCAGCATTGGCTCCGGATGTGAATTGAATCGTTCCGGCGCCGAACGTGTCGGCGGCTTCGGCCCTGGTGCTGTCTCTGAATACCGTTGTGCTGCTGACGTGCGTCAGGGTGCCTGTCACGGTGTTGGCTACAGGGTCCGCCATGCATCCGCCGTACTCCTGGCCACAGAATGTCTTCGGGCAGGCCGCGCCGTAGGTATCGCCGACCACCTGATTCAAGGCGTCAATCAAGCTTACCCCGCCGATCTGATAGCGGTCGTCCTTCAGCGTGGCCTTGCCGAATACGCCGGCGGTGATCGGTTCCTCGTCCTCGATCGGAGCCGCCCAGGAGGTGGCGAAGATGTAGCAGCGCGCCCCGTCGAATACCCCGCTTGCAACCGCCGCACGGGTGATACCGGCAGCGCCTGCGATTCCGTCGAGGTCGAGCGATGCTGGCGCAAAATCTGCCGTCGCTGAATAGCCGGTGAATTCGTAGCCGCTTGTCGACAGGTACGTGTGCCCGCTGATTGTTAGGTCGCGCTGGTAGTCGGTGAGGTAGATCGGGCCAGCAGATACCGGCTCGATACGAAGGCAGAGGATGCGCGTCTCAGGCGCGGCTACTGTCGCCTTCATGGGTTGAGCAGCTCCACCACTTCCATTGATCCGATTTCGCGCACTGAGCGGGTTAGCAGCGTGGCGTCGACGTCGGAGTCGAACCGGCAAGGAAGATCGAATTCGCAGCCGCCTTTGACCGCCTCGCCAGACTGAGGCCTGGTGTTGGCTGTGCCGCCGCTGGTGTAGGCAGTGAATCCTGCCGTGTTGATTGCGACCGTAATCGAGACGTTGGCGACGACAGAAACAATCAGGCCTCGCAGGCCGTTTATTTCGACCATGCCGACAACGCCTGAGATGTGCACCGATTCGCCTGCAACGAAGGTATGGCCAGCGCACGAGATGACCGCTTGCACGGCTTTGGTGATGGCGGTGATGCCGCGGGTTTTGTTGGCGGCGAAGGTGACGCGCCCGGTTGTCGAGTCAGACGCCAGCCCGAGCGTCGGGACAACTCCACCGATCGAAACAAGGACAGTCCCCGCAACTGGCTTGAAGATGGTGCGCACAGGATAACCAGACGCTCCAGCCGTTGCGCCAAGCCCGTAAGCCTTCTGCAGCTGATAGACGCCAGCGCTGACGAGCGCCAGATCATGATCAAGCGCAGTCGGAGCGCCGCGGCCATCGGTTGCCGTGGTGCGGTCGTCTGGCCAATTGACGCGGAAGCCGGCATAGCGGCCGTGAGCGCGGTTGTAGAGGTCCATCACGCGCTTGATTGTCTCGTCGCGCAGCCCGGTGAAGTTGATCACGAAGCGGCGCAGCGGGATCGGATGCACAAGGCGGCGGTGTTCCGATCCGCCAGCGGTGCGCGTGATCTGTACCTCGTAGCTGTCGCGGACCTGCGCGCCCATGCGGATTTCGTCAGGAAGGCGCTCTTCGAGAAACTCAGGCATAGCGGGCAGCTCCTGATACTGTCTGTCCGATGCGGCGCGCGATGTCGCCTGCAGATTGCCGAAGGTCGCTTCCGCTTGATCCACCGGCCATGTTAATGACGACGCTGATGCTCTGCCCGCCTCCTGCTCGGTTCTGTGCAGCCGGGACAATGCGCTCGCCCTGATGCACCTTTGCCACCATGTCGCGCGGAACGTATGGCGTGCCGACGTCGAACGACGGCAGGCTGCTCAGGATTGAGCCGACCCATCCGCCGATCTGTCCGCCGCCACCGCCCTTGCTGCCGAAGTCGCCGAAAAGGCGTTTCATGATTTCGGCTGATGCCGCCTCGGCGATCATCCGTTTGACGGTCTCGCCAAACTTCTTCAGCATGGAGTCTGTGCCGTCTGAGAACGGGTCAAAGAGGAAATCAGCAAAAGCCGTCTGCATATTTTGCGCCGCGCTGCGGGCGAACTCGGTGAGGGTGTCGGCTGTTTCTTCGGTCTTGGATTCGAGGCGCTGCATGTCGTCGCCTGCTTTGCTTGCAGCGCGGCCGAACGTCTCCATGCTGATCGCTTCGGCGTCGAGCAACTCGAGCAGGTGCTCAATTTCTGCGTTTAGCGCTTCCACCGGAGTTCGCACTGACTCTGTTACGCGCGCGCCTTCCGCGAAGACTTCCAGCCGCTTCTTGTGGGCGTCGGTTTCTTCCTCAACCGCTTTCTTCGTGGCTTTTATATTGTCGAGTGTTTCGGCATACGACATAGCAAGAGCGATGTTGCCAGCGCTTGCCGTCTTGTATTTGCCATCGGCAATCGCCAATTCCAGCTTCTCGACCTCGGTCAAGTCCTGCGTCGCTCGAATCTGGTCTCTCAGTTGCTCGACCAAGCGGGCGCCGTCGTCGATTGCTTTTCCTGCCCGGCTTTTCGGCGTTTTTTCATTCCCTCCGAGAAACGACTTTATGGCTGCGTCAGATGGCGGCTTCTTGGCGGCTTCGTCGCTTCCTGCTTTTGCGCCGTCCTTGCTGAACTTCTTCAGAGCTTCAATCTGGTTTTTGGTGACGGCGATTTGCTGGTCGAACTCGCCCTTTTTGCCAAAGACCAAATCGCCGATGATGCCACCCTGGCCATTCGCTCGCTTGGCTTTGGTCTCCAGCGATTGCAGCTTTTCCTCAAGGTCTTTCAGCTGCCCTGATTTCGACATATCGACTTCGCCGAAATATAGCTGAGCAGGCAGCTTGATGACGCCAAGAAGTCCCTCTAAAACAGCGTGAAGCACATTGCCCTGCTTTATGAGGTCTTCCATGCGTGAGGCAGTCCGGTCGAGCGACGGGACAAGCGCATTTACAAGCTCTGTCGCGGCGCCGCCAGCGCGGGCCTTGAGAATATCGAGCTTGGCATTTAGTTCGGCGGCTTTTGCGGCTGATTCTGCCGTGACTCCTGAAACTTCCTTGCCCTTGGAGACGAGCGCCTCGAATCCTTTGGCGCCCTCTGACAGCGCCGGCGCAGCACCTGCCCATGACTTGCCGAGCGCTTCGGCTGCAACCGCGGCGCGCTTCTCCGGCTCTTCGATTGACACAAAGATGTCGGCAAGCTGCTTGAAAGCCTCGTATCCGTCCTTTGCATTGATGCCGAGCTGCTTGTACTTCTCGGGGTCTTTGCCGATGTTGACCTGCAGCTTGTTGATTGACGCGGCGATGCTGTCGAGGTCGCCTCCCGTTGTCTTTGCTGCGAAGCCGAGCCCGGAAAGCGTTTCGACTGAAATCGCGGTGGATTTGCTCAGATCGACCAGCGCATCCTGCGCGTCGACAACCTGCTGAACGACGTCAGACAGGAAGCCGGTGACGATCGACGCGCCAAGGCCAGCGAATGCTCCCTTGATTGCCGAGCCGACTCCAGAGAAGGCAGACTCGATGCGCTTGGCGTTCTGCTCTGCCAGTCGCGAGACTTTGCCGAGGTCGCCCTGTATGCCGGCGAGCTTGGCATTGATGTCGACGGTCAGTGTTGCAATTGCCATGCTCAGGCCTCTTTCGTGCGCATGTGCTCGCGCAGTGCCACCAGCTGATAAATGAGCACTTCAGGATCTCCGATTCCAAGCATGTCAATGACGATCGGCAGCGCTTGCCAATCCAGTCCGCACATGAGGTTCCACGCTTGCACAGCCGCTTGTGCCGTTCGTGGTGCCGCCTTCTCGCCTGACCGGAGTTGCTCCGGTAACTCTTGCTCTTCCAGCCAGGCGGCTAGTTTCCCAGGATGTCGTCAAGCCCTTGGGTATAGGCGTCGTATGCTTTGACGACGCCGTCCACCACTGCGGCAAAAAGGTCCGGGCGATCGGACAGCCATTCCGCGCAGGCTTCGGCGTCGAACGGCAGCGGGTGAGGATCGCCGCCCGGTATCAGATCGCCCTCGGTGACGTCTTCCCACCCGATGACGAGCGAGAGGATGCCGCGCGCCGGGTTGTCGCCGCTGAACTTTTCCTGTCGCTCGATCGGTGTCGGCCGGCGCGCGATGAACGTGTGCTGCCGCGGCGAACCGGCGACAATGCGGACCTCACGAGCCCGCAGCATCTTCTGCAGAAGCGCGCTCATGATGCGTAGTACGTCGGCGTACCGTTCATCGTGATTGCGGTCGGCGTCGTCACAAGCTGTTGAGCAGAGCCGCCAGGAAGCAGCGAGGCACCGACGTAGCCGGCAAAGACCATGATTTGACCGCCAGAACCCCACGTTAAGCGGAATGCGCGGCGCGCCTGAACATCAGAAGCCGCCTTCATGGCGATCAGGCCGGCGTCAGAGATGTCGTGGATATGGTCCATGGTGAAATTGCTGGCTTCAGGCAGGCCAGGGATGGACGTGTTGACGTTGCTGTGAATCGTCGTGGTCGGGATGAACTCAAAGCCGCCGCCTGACGCCGTGATGTTGGTCGCCGTGGTAATGCTGGTGCCGAACGTGATTTTTTCTGCGGTGCCAGATGTGAAGGTATCGAACAGCGTCGTGTCGACGCCCTCAAGTTGAAACGTGTCAGCGGCAACGCCGGCCACCCTGACGACTTTCTCATTCAGCTGAAACATGCCATTGACAGACAGATAGACAAAATCCCCATTGGCGTATCCGTGCGCCACGGAACTGGCGACGCCGGGGCTTGCCTTGGTGATAGCGGTGATCGTTTTGGCCGCAGCAAGAGCAGATTGCATTGCTACAGCGACATTTTTCCAAACTTTTGCTGTTGCCATTTTTCAATTTCCCAAAAAAAAGCCCCTTTCGGGGCCTGGCGTTACTCGAAAAAAAAGCCCCTTGCGGGGCCGTTGGTGGTGCTGGTGCGGGTTACGCCGCGGTGAACCAAGTGGTGTCGAGCGTCGCGGCAAAATTGCCGGTTTCCTCGTCGTATCCGCCAGAGCGGTTCGTGACCGGATTTCCTGCGACGCGCAGAGCTTCGGAGATCTGATCGCCAATCGATTCCGCAAGCGTGCGGGTGGGGGCCCATGCGGAGACGATCATCTGCGCGAACTCGCCGAACTTCGCGCCTCCGATGCCGATTACCGGATCAGTTCCCTGGCGCGCCGTGACGACTGCCGGCAGGTCTGCGTCTTCAGGTATCACATCCGGATAAATGCGCTTTCCCACCAGCGCGGTGAGCGCTGGCAGGCCGGCGAGTGCGGCGTAAAGTTCAGATTCGACGCTCATCATGTTGCCCCGGTGTTGATCTTGTTGATAGCGGAAGTTGATTCTCTGATGATGACGTCTGACGCCTGATCAAGCACCGTTGCTCCGGCCGCAAGGAACGGGCGCTTGTACATTTTCTTGGTGCCGAACTCCAAAAAAGACCAGTAAAACGGGTCGTTTGGGTTCTTCGCGCCGGCCGCGCCGAGAGTTTTTGTCCTCGCGCCTTTCAGTTTTCTGACGCCAATGAAAACCCCAACATCGCCTGCTTTTCTAGCGAACTTTGACGACCGAACGACGATATTTCTGCGGACGGTGCCTTTCTTTCGGTATGGCGTAGGCGTCTGCAGCAACGGGGCCGCGCGGCGCGCAACATCTCTGACAAGGTTGCCGGCGAGCCGCAGCCCTCTGAGCAGACCCTTCTTCTTTAGCTTGTCCGGAACCTGATCGAGCGCGCGCTTTAGTTCGTCAACCCCCTGAAGCTCTACGGTGATCCCTCCGAAGTCCCCGCCATACTCTCGCCTGATCATGCGTTCGCCCCGTTGCGAATCCCATTCACAGCCAGGATCTCGGTCGTGTGATGCACTGCGCCAACGTCGATAATCTGCACGATGTCATACGGATCGGAATTCCACAGCACACGATGCTCGCGAGTGATGTCCGATCGGTAGCGGATACGGAATCGAACATCAGCGGCATATTGCGTCTGCTGAGCGGCGAAGAACTCGCGGCCCTTCAGCGGCCATGCCTCGGCCCATACTGATTTGTCGCCAGTCAGCACGACATCGCGCCACTTGACGACCTCCTCGCCGATCGCGTTGCGCGTGACGCTCTTGCGCTGAATGCGAACGCGGTGCTTTGCGCGGCCCGGGTCGAATTGCGTCGTTTGCATCAGGAGGCAGGATAGAAGCGCTCGGCATCGAGCAGGCGGTCGACAAACGGCAGCGGCTGTAGTCCGGCAATGTTCAGTCCGCCAGGATTGTCCAGCGCTTGCACGACCATGGCGGTAATCCACAGGCGGATATTTGCCGGCACCGAGGCGTCATCATCGCCATACCCGACGACATAGCGCACGCGCACGGCATTCGGTACGGCATAGGTTGCCGGCCAGCTTGCGCCGGTGTCGAGCAGGACTCGGGCCGGAGATTTAGCGTTGTCCAGGCTGTAGTCGGTGTTGATGACCGTCTGCTCAGCGCCGGCCGAATCCAAGTATTTGATGCTCGTGATGCTCTGCACGCTCGGCAGGAGCAAGTCAACCTCTCCGTCCGGGAACTCATCCATGACAAGCTCAACGGTCTGCGTGATCAGGCGGCGCCCAAGGCGGTGCTCTGCCTCTGCACGGATTGCCGGAATCAGCAGCGCCGCCAGTTGATCGTCAAATGATTCGGCATCGAGGCGGGCGGCGATCTTGACGTCTTCAACGCTGACCGGCTCGGCGTCAGGCGGGGTGATGGTGATCAGTGGCATGTCGGCTTTACTTGATCTGAACGGACGGCTGCTGTTGATGGACGATCATTACTGGCGACTGTCTGGCGAGCATGAGCGGGATTGAACGACGCATGGCTGCGGCCGTTCCGACTCCCTCGCCGCGCCAGGTATAGGCCGGGCGCCAAGTCACATGCGGTCGCCACGTCAGCACCATGGAGTCAGCCGCCAGAAGCTGCGAGGCGAGCGGCTTCTGCTGCGTCCTGCAGCGCTGCCGACTCCATCGCGAGCGACCAGAGGATGGCGTACAACTCGCCGTGCGTGA